CGTTGTGTTTGTACGTGGTACAAAGGTGGTACACCCGGTACACCTCGTGCTCTCATCCGATACTCTAGAGCACACACCAACGGTCCTGTAACGTTCCATCACTAACGTGATGATAGTAATATAGCACACCGATGATAGTAATAGCACACTCATAATAGTTTCCATTGCTTTAAAAAAAAAAGCTAAGGAGCCCCCGAAGGAGCTCCAAAGCTTGAAGGGCTTAGCCTTGGCGTTCGTAACCACCTTTCTCGTGGTTATAAACTGTAGGGCTAGGGCGTTTCGCCGCTGGCTCTTCTTGTTTAGGCGTTGCACCATTAACAAACTCTTCTTTGGCGAAGAGATATGCCTTACCTGCTAGGCGAAAGGGACTAGCAGCTAAAGCTTTTAGGGAAGGAGCTTTGAATTTAATATCCATATTACTCACCTAAAGGGTTGGCTGCATCAACGCTTGCAGCTTTAGCGGTTCTTTTTCTGACAGGGGCTGAACCATTAGCAGTAGTTGCTTTATAAGTTGCAGGGTCCTGCTGAGATGGAAAGATAACCATGCGTTCACCAGTAACATTATTGTTAATGCTAATGGAGAAGCCTTTGTCAGTATTTAGAGTGCAGGTATATATCTGTCCTGAGTTTCTAAGTTTACCGTCAGTATCTTCCAATGTGACATCCATCACGATGCCACCACCTTTGGTCCAAGTTTTAATCTTCCCTTTACCTTGATTTAGGTTAGGGTCCGGTTGCAAAGAAATGTCTTTGCTATCTATAAAAGTAATACTCATTGTATCTCCTTTGTTTAGAGTTA